CCTGCACCGAAGCCAACATAATCACCAGCTACCTTATCTTTCTTTATCAACAATCCTCCCAATCCAGTAATGTAAGCTCTATCACCAACTTCTAATTGACGAGTAACTAATAAATCATCATTAGAATTTAAACCACTCGAAGTAGTTAATCCATCTCCAATCCTATTATAATTTCCTGTTTTGCCCAAGAAAGTTGTTTTAGTTCCATCATTTGAAATGTCCATTCCTGCAATATCAGCAGTAGTAGAAGTCATTTTAACAAAACTAGGAGAAGCTGTTGTATTAACATCTTGGTGTGGGTGGTCATCTAAATAAGTAGTAGTTAAGTCTGTAATCTCATCGTCAACATATTTTTTATTTGTAATATCAGAATCAGTTGTGGGAGTTGTTAATACAATACCCGCACTATGGTCGCCAGATTGATTAGGCAAATACATTTCAGAAGCAATAGGAGTTTTAGGCTCAAAGCTCCTTTTCTCTTTCTTTAGATTTCTAATAATACTATTTGCAGATGGTGGTCTTGCCATATTATTTTTTGTTTACAATATTTAATAACTCGTTAACTTTTAGAAGTCTTGCGTCAAGGGTTTCTTTCTCTCTTAACAAATCTTCTTTAGATATTCTTTGTAGGTGTGTTAGTTCTACCCAGTTATCATCTATTTTTGTAGCTGTTGTCATTATAATAAAGCCCTATCTTTTTGTAGAACAGTGGTTTTAACGCCATTTAAGCCTTCTGGGACAAGGTTTTCTGTTCTCCCTGTCTGTTTCTGTGTCCTAGCTGTTAAACCCTTTTCAATAGGCCAATTTGTTTTAATTTCTTTTTCTCCTGCTGTTGCCATTAAACTACTCATCTTCATAACTTTATATATGTTGCGATATAGATAGGGTAGGGGCGGGACATCTCAAGGTAAGTATCGTCTGCATTGAGATTTTAGAATTATGCTGCTCTAGTAATTTTTATTAACCAAAAACTAGAAGCTAGTGCATCAGGAACAATCTTAAAACTTGTGGTTTCTGCTCCTCTTGTTGCAGCCCCACAATCTTCTGCATCTAAAGCTGCATTTAATAATGCCATGGTTGCATAATTTGTAGCTGTAGAAGTTAAAGCACCTGTCATTATGTAGCCACCGTTGCTTCAACAATCCCTATCTTTTTCAATTCAGCAATAAGACTTCCTAAAACAGCTGCAATATTTGCGGCACTTGATTCTGTACATGATATAGTTAAGTCTTGAGAATAATTTGGAACTTCAAATTTAGCAGTTCTCATATCTCTAGGGCCATTAGTAATTGCTTCTGACATTATTTCTTCCCTTTAGATTTAATTGGTTTTTCGTCGTTAGAAATATCTTTAAATTCTGGGTGTTTTATAAGAATACTGTCCATCCCATGTTGTATATTATTTTTCCAAACTTTCTTATGTCCTGCATATTTTGGATTTTCCAATAAGTCTTTAAAATGTTTATAGGCTTGTAGTGCATGTTCTTGTGTCATATTATTATCCTATTGTATCAGAAATTACATGAACTGCATTAGGGTCTGTTAAAATACATTCTCCTTCTTCTGCAACTCTTATTGTAGTTCCGATTAATGGTTCTTTAATTGCAACTGAGGTGATACCCATGAAAGATTTCCATGTAGCTGCTCTATCTGGCACCCATTGGTAAACCCAATCAGTAGTAAAAATTTCATCTACTAGAACATTCCAACCTAGGATTTCTAGGATAACTCCACTCTTTATTTTATCACTTGAGAAATTAGGAATACTTGAACCCTTAACAGAAATTAACCAGTTGATTAAATATTTATATTCAATAGAGTTCATAGCTAATACTCCACCTTTAGGATTATAACCTTTAGATTTTATTAATTGTTCTCCATTTGTTATGTCAAGAATAGGATTTGCAGTTGCTGTTTGATCCCATCCATCAGTAGATGACGAAGTTTGAACAGTAGTAGTTCCAGTTAAAGGTTGAGTTGGTGTAGCTGCTAAACAATTAAACATGATTTCGAATATTCTTGCTCCTACTCTCCTTTGAACACCCCTTACTATATCGTGAACATTTGTACCAAGAACATCAACATCTGAATCTTTAATATCTTCGTCTGATAATAGAGGACTTGATAAAAAGAATTTCTTTACATAAGAAGTTTGTCTATCCCAACTTTGCTCAACTACTTCTGGTCTTGAACGATAAGAAGTGCTTACTCTTGATGCAGTCATTCCAGATGTATCGGTTGTGTCTAAGAATCCGCTCTCTTTTTGATACCATCTAATCTCTCTAGCTTTTGTTTTAGAATTTGAGATAAAACCTTTGATAACATTTGGTTCTAATTCAGCAAAACCTTTAGCTAACTTATCAATATCTAATCCTCTGATGTCTGCCATTCCTGATGTGTTAGGGTCTGTTAGTGCCATTTTAAGATGCTGAGTTTACTACGCTAGGTCGTAATTCCATTAAAAATGTGTCTTCGTCAGATGCTGTTTCTAATGCAATACCTAAAGAGAGACTTCCAGATAATAGAGTAGTTGTTCTATTAGATACAACATAATTATTCATAGCTGTTCCAACACTATCTCCTACGGTAATACTTCCCGATGCTTTTACTTTAAAAATTCCACCTCGATAAACATCTGTTCTAACCATGCCATCATCTGCAATTTTTTCAGAACCAGCAATACCACCTACTACATCATTAGTTCCATCAGCTAAAGAAACTGTTGCTAAGTCAGCTAATTTTAAAATAGCTCCTTTTTCTATGCCTGTACCATCTGCACATGTTAAGGGAATAGGTAGGTCTGTTTCAATTATAAGGACTGCTTCGTTTACCATATAATCGGTACACCGATTAACTATTTAAATGTTTCGCTCTTTCTGATTTCTTTAACAAATTCATTAAATCTATTTTGAACCTCTATTTCTGCATTAATAATACCAAAATGGAACCATCCCCAACCTATAAAAAAACAACTTATAGCGTATATAATTCCTATAATCATTGTTGTTTTTACATCAGCACTTGCTAATCCAAAAAAGGCAATAAAGTATTTAAGAATAGAAGTTAAAGACATACCCTTTTCAAAGTATGCCTTCAATAAACAAAATTTATAAAATTTAAATTGCTTCATGTTTCCAACCTTTATATTTTCCGTATGGGTCTGTGATTTCTCCGTCATACCTCACACCTAATGGGATAATATTAACACTCCCTTGAATCCAAAGGTAGTGATTGTCTGTTTTAAATTTAGGAATTTTTTTGACGTTGATCATCTTTCTCATAAATCCTAATTTTAACATTCCTAGTTGGTATCTGTCCTGTGTGAATCTTAAAGTATTTAAAACAGTATCTGCATCTTCTTTAGGACAAACATACTCCATGATTCCAAAAGGTAATAGTCTTATTTGGCCTTGAATCCAAATAGTTTGTTTCTTCTTTCCTTTCGTCATAAGGAGTTTATGTTTTTGAGCTTCCATATCTCTAATTATTAACTCAACTTCACTTCTCTTTCCGTATGGTATAAAAACAAAATGCATTTTATTTTCTTTTTTCTAGGAGAATTTGGTCTTTAGCAATTTTAAGAAATTCCTTGTGAACTACGATTGTGTTTTCAGCTTGTTTTATTGTCATTTCAGATTCTAGTTTAACCTTAGTCCATAGAGCTTGTAAAGGAGTTCCAACTTTTATCCCTAAATCTTTAGATGGCATTTTCCATTACTTTCTTAGAATATTCAGCAGCAGTTTCTTCTTTAGGTTTCTCTGCTTCTTTACCAGCTTCGGCAGTTCCTCCTAAAGTTCTTTCAACTTGTAACGCTTCTGCTCTATTGTTTTCTTCTTTAAGTTTCTCTGTGGCTTCTTCCATCCTTTGAGCTGCCGCGTTTGCTCTGTCAATTTTATCATTTGGTTCGGGGATATCCCCCTCTCCAGATTCTTCTGGTGTTGCTTGTTTTTGTGTTTCTTCATCCATGTTTCTTTCCTCCCTTATTCTATTGTTGATTCATTTGGTTTTTCTCTACTAAAATATTATCTTCTGCTACATCAATAGCTTTCATTAATATATTTCTTGAAGCCCATAGTTTTGGATTAAGTCTTGTTGTCAGATTTACATATCTTCTTGCTTCATTGACGCTTTTTAATGCTTCATCAATTAATATATTTGCATCATCTATATTTCCGTTATTAAATTTTACATCATTAGTAATACTTTTAACTTGAAATCCTAAACTACTTGCTATGTTATCTACTGCTGCCCATGTTGTTATTTCTGATGGACTTAATAAGAATTTATCAACTGCCCAAACAACACCTACTCCTGCTTCTGTTGTTTTCCATGGGTGGTTTCTCATTACTTTTAATAAGTTTCCAAATTTTCCTGTTATTCCTTCCATACCTATTTGTTGAAGTTTATTCCCTCCTAAGAGTGCTGCTCCTTTTCCTCCAAGAAATGCTGTTGGACTTGCTGCTGCTCCTGTTAATCCTGTTTCTGTTATTACTTGTCCTGCTGTGCTTCCTGTAACTGCTTCTCCTCTCTGCTTCTGTCCCTCTACGGATAAAAAAGGTTTCTTTTCTTCAATCTCATAAGGTACTTTTTTGACGGTTCTTTCTCCATCAATATAAATTATTTCATCTCTATATTCTATGTTTCTTTTTGGTTGTGTTTCTTCAACTGGTTTTTCTAGTTTAGATTCTACTTGTTTTCCTTTTTCTGCTTCTTCTCTTTGTTTTTTAATTGGTTCTTCACTCTTTGCGATTGCTTCCCTTGTTTTTTCATTAGGTGTTCCTCCTCCACTTCCACTTATTCCTAATGTTGCTTTAGCTCCTTTATATTCTTTTTTAGTTAATTCTGTATTTCCTACTTGGTATCTTTGCGGTGCTACATGTTTCTTAATGTCTGCTTTTGTTCTTGGTTTTTTTGTTGCCATGTTAAAATATTAATGGAGTGATTAATTTAGCTTTTTTGTTTTTTGGGAGTAATTGATAATATCTTGCTAGTTCTGTGAATATATAACCTAAGAAAAATACTACTATTGGTTTACATAAATCATATGTTAAAGTTCCTGTTGCGAATGTTGAAACAAACATTAATCCAGATAAGATAAATGCGTTTCTTATAACTTTAATTAAGAAGTTCATTGTCCTTGTCCTGCAGTAGTTTCACTAGGGTCGATATTTTCTGCTCCATCTTTTTTATTATCTGATAATAATTCATTCTCTAGCGACGCTGGGAACTCTAACTCAATAGCTATTCCTAATTGCATACCGATTTGTTCTTCTATAAATAATTGTTCTTCTTCTATTGTTTGTTGAAATGCTAAATATGCTATCTTTTCCGAAGCTTCTGTAAACCCTGTTCCTCCTCCTACTATAAATTGTGGAACACTAACTGCTTGGAAGAAATATTTGTTTAAATTCTCAATCCATGCCATAGGATTTAATGATGAATTTGGTGCGATACTCATTTGTTCTGGGACAACTGCATCTTTAGGGACATAAATGTTTTCTCCATCTGCCCATGCTTTATCCATCTTCTCTTTAAAATTTGCTATCTTTGTTGTATCATCTGTATCGAGATGAAATATATATCTTGGTTTCATAAACCTTTTCATTACTTGTTTATACCCCGCCATAGCTTCATTACGACTTAATATGATTTGCTCTATTGCTGGAATAATACTCACTCCGTGTATTTCATCAGCAACCCTGTTTTTTGCTAAATGTAATATATCTTCTTTCTTAAATTTTATAGGTTTCTTTTTACCTTTAGATGCTTGTTCATATTCTGTGATGATTCCTTTATCATTTGCCATAATTTTAATAACACTAGGGTCTAATGGTTTAAGATTTACTAATTCTCCTTTTTTATCTCTTATGATTTCTGCAAAAGCATCTCCCCCAATATGATATGTTCTTATTAGATTTTCTAAGATTGTATTAAATGTATCTTTTCCCCAGCCAACTATTCCCTGTAAAAATACTTCAGTTTCATTGTCAGATTTAAATCCCTTTCCAACAGTCCATGTTGCCTTAGCATCTATTGCTGCTTGAAGTTCTGGTATTTGTTTATAATATCCTAAGTATTGTGTAAATTTTGAGTTAGTATATTCATTATTAGCGTCGGTGCTTTCACTAGGTACAGAATAATCTGTTATAGCGTTTGTTAAGTCGCTTGCACTTGCATTGTTTAAGTTTAGTTCTCCCATTATATTTGTACTTTAAATGGAACATACCATTTTAAATATGTGTGATTTGTTGCTGCTGTTATATTTGCAACTCCTAGTGTTGCATCTGAATTTGAGGGGTCGTGTGCGAAATAACCTCCGTTATTATTTGGGACTGTTCCTACTCCCTCTGTCCATACTTCAACATTTAATCTTAAAAAGTCACTAGAGTTGATTACTGTTTTTGAACAATCAATAGTCATTATTGCTGTTTTTGTGGTAGCTGCTCCGCTTCCTGCTGCTATAACTTCTTCACTTTGAATTTCCCCGATTACTGTTTCTGCTGCTGCACTATCAACTTTTATAATTTTACATATTACATGGGTATTAGAGGTATTATTTAATGAGCTTACTGCTCCGTAAGTTATAGCTACGATTGCTTTTCCTTCTATTGTTGTCGCATAACTGTTTTTTGCATTATCAAAATTCCTTTCTAAAACTAAATTATAATCTCCACTTCCTCCTCCAAGTGTATTACATGAACCTTGAGGGTCTGCTTGTTCTGAAATACTTGCAGGGATATTTCCAAATTGTTCTCCTGTGCTATTTGTCGTGCCTAAACTTGTTAGTTGCACAATACCTACTCCATTTGCTATTTCTTCCCAATTAAAATTTATTCTAAAATTCTCTTGACTTTTACGCTATGTTCTTGGAACTCCCATTAAAATTCACTCCTGTTTAATTCTGCTTCAAAGTTTGGAAAATCGTCTGCACTTCCAAAGACTTTACTAAACCCTAAGTTTAAACTCTCTTGTCCTATATCCATTCCATTGGCAATAATCTTTCCTAATAGTCTGCCATATTTTCCAACTCTTTGAGTTGGTGTTACTTCAACCACAATTTCTAATCCTTCAATCTGTTCTTTTAACCAGTTCTTACTTTCTTTTCCGCCCTCATTCATTTCTGGGGCATTTATATCTAACATACGAACAGGAAAACTAAAATCTCTAAATGGTGTTGATACTATAATAGTATCCCCGTCGATAACTCTTTCAACCCTACAATCAAAATCTTCTGTAATTTGTTGATGTGGACTATCAAAATAATAGAATTGCATTTGTGAGTTTGTTAATTCGGGAAATCTTTTAAAATCATGCGCCATTTATAAAGTCCCTCTTTTTAATATCTTTCAATAAACTTAATGCTTGGTTGAATCCATCTTTTAAAACATCTAACATTGTTTCTGCTTCATATCTTGATGTGAAATTACTCATATTATAAATGATAACATACATTGCAGCTTTATTTGAAGCTGCTTCTTTTAAAATTCCTTTAACATCAACATCTAGGGCCGCATAAACATCACTCCAATTAAATTGACATAGAGTATTAATTAAACTTTCTGCTTGAGTTATATAGTCATCTGTATAAGCTACTGCTGAAGAAGTAGCACTTGCGTTAGCTCCTGCTTTTCTTAATACCTCTGCATTTGTGCAAAATATTCCTGTTGCCATGTTTTTTCTATGCTACCCATATATTTAAACTTTTGTCTTTCATGCAATGTGCCATCCTTTTCAAACTCTCAAAAATATGTGTATAATTACCATGAATTTTCAATACTCCGTTTTCATTTTCCACCTGCATACATCTTAAAGATTGTTTCAATCTTGGGTTATCAAATAAATCTATTTTTCCTTGTTCTAGTAATGTTTTGAAAAGTATTGACATCTCTACCCCTAAAAGTGGTTTTTTTCTGTTGTGTTCGTCCCCTTTTTCTTTATCAATTTCTCGGGTCGCATTATTTAATCCAACAACTTTCTTTTTAGTTTGTTGATCTTCAAATAGTAAATCATAAACCCCAATTCCTAATCCTCCATCATCCATAAAGATTTTTTTATGATTCATGTTCTTATCTTTTTGAATTAACCACCTTGCCGTGTCTGTGATTGTTTGTCCTTCGGGAATTTCCATATCAATTTGTCTTAATCTTTTTCTGTTAATTCTATCCCCAGAAGTGGAAACTGTATCATCTCCTCCCATTCTCGCTAAATCTAATCCTTGATAAACATCTCCTTTTGGTGTATAATGTTCTTTTTGGTCTATTATACATCTTGCTTCGATTAGTTCATCTGAAATAAACCTTTGTAATCCTCCAACAAATAAACCTAAATATTCTTGTTGATATTGTAGTTTGGTCATGGTCCTTTTTTCTTCCTCTAAAAATTCCTTTGTAATTCTTGGACAATCCTCACTAGAAATGTGGTCGTGGTAAAATCTTGGGTTTTTAAAACATTCTGCGAAATATCCTTCCGTGCCGAACGGCGTGGATAAGAGAATTAGTTGTCCTTTGGTAGTGGCTAGGACCGGCCTTATTCCACTCCACGCTTTGGGATTAACAAATGCGGCTTCATCTATAATAAGAACATTCGCAGTAAATCCTCTTATTCCTAGTCCATCATCTCCAACTGGTAAACATCTTATTTGTGAGCCGTTTTTCAGTTCTGCAAACGCCATAGTCATTCTTCCTTTAATTTGTTTAGGATAATGTTCTTGTAAGTAGTCTTTAACCATCCAGAATATGTGAGTTGCCTGTCTTGCTAGTGCTGCGCCAATAATTACTACATGATTTGGGTTTTGTAGTGCATGCAGTGCGGCCTTAATTCCTATTGTTTGAGATTTCCCTACTTGTCTGCCAGTGCATAAACAAATATCTCCTTTTTTCTGCCATGACTTTTTCTTGCCATGGGTCTAATTTAATTGTCTTTTTCATAATATCTTAAAATGGCAATTTCCAATATCTCTGATTAATTTAGTATCTAACATCGTTCTTATTGTGTTTGAAACTGTCCGTGGGTCTGAACCTACATATTTAGAAACTTCAATCTGTAAACTCATTAATCCTATTTTTTCTTTTTTATAATTCTTTAATAATTCTACACATTTATTGTAAGTTGTCTTTCCCATACATTATGTATGACACCCATATATATAAATGTATGTGTGTTTGAGAAAAAAGGTCTATCATGCTAGCTAGCTAAAGTAGGCTAAAATGTAGTAAGTAATAGCTGTCTAACTGACGCAGTCCCTCTGATTACTATGACGATTTTTCGCCATAATAGCCAGCTCTCGTCTTTGAGCCTGCACACATACTTTCACTCTATACTTGCTTTGAATTCTTAATTGGGAGGTCATCTCCCAGAGTGTTTCGATAAATATTAATAATTTTTCTTTCTTTTATAGAAGTTGTATTTTTATTAGAAATATATTTTAAGAATTTTTTAAATCTTTTAGGAGTCATTGTTTTTAGAAGTTTCTATTTTATATAAAGGTTGGCGTTCGTACAATCTAGAGTTTATGTGTAGTTATTAGATTGTGCGAACTTCTTACAAGGGAAATAGAATTTTGTGAGTGAAGTCCTACATACAAAGAAAGAGAAACGAAC